GCTAAAACAAGGCATCAAATAAACAACACAAAAAACAAGGAGTAGTAAATGGATGTAATAACCATGAACGCATTGCAGGTATTACGCGATAAGTTTCGTGCAGATATGAACAATTTCACTGATGATTTGGCAAATGGTCAGTGCGCTTCCTTTGAGCAGTACAAAGAGCTTTGCGGGGTGATTCGAGGTCTAGCCTATGCAGAGCGCCACTTAATTGACCTTGCTGAAAATATAGAGAAAGACAACGATGAGTGAAACCATCGCATTACCGGAGTCAGCATTAATCCTGCCGCCGGGCGTTAAAAGCCCACAAGTGGACCAAGAGTACGAAGCAGCAACACCAGAAAACAAGGCAAAAGCACTGCCCGACCCTAAAGGTTGGCGTTTGTTATGCGCATTAATTGATCCTGATGATACGTACGAAAGTGGGCTTGCCAAAGCAGATAAAACCAAGGAAATCGAGGAGTTAACCTCGCCAGTGCTGTTTGTTATCAAACTGGGGCCTAGCGCCTATGACGCAGAAAAATTCCCAGAAGGTGCATGGTGTAAAGAAGGCGACTTCATTATTACCCGCCCGTATACAGGAACCCGTCTAAAAATCCACGGAAAAGAGTTTCGCTTGATCAATGACGATCAGGTTGAGGCAACTGTTGAAGACCCACGCGGCATTACACGCGTTTAAAGGAGAAATACATGACAAATGACGATTACAAATTCCCCCACGAAACAGAAGAAGATCAGGGTAAACCCGAAGTTGATTTTGATATAGACATTGACGCCGAAGGTGACGTTGATATTGAAATCGAAGACGATACCCCTGAAAGAGACCGCTTAGCAAAGCCCCTTGATCATGAAGTTGAGGACCCTTCTGACGAAGAAATTGAAAGCTACTCTAGAGATGTTCAGAATAGAATCAAGAAGTTAACTCACGCAAGGCACGATGAAAGACGTGCTAAAGATGCAGTTACTCGTGAAAAAGATGAGCTTGAGCGTATGGCTAAAGCTATCTTGGAAGAGAATCAGCGACTTAAAGAATACGTAAATAACGGACAAGCCACTTACGCACAAACCTTGCAAGCTAAGGCAGAAGCGGAAATGGAGATGGCACGCCGTAAATACAAAGAAGCACAAGAATCTTATGACTCTGATGCAATGTTAGAGGCACAAGAAAACTTGACAGATGCTAAGATGAAGTTAGAGTCCGCAAGAAATTTCCGTCCTACCCCTTTACAAATGGAAAATTCTAGTGTACAAATACAATCATCGTCCCAAGAAGCACCGAGACTTGACGATAAAACCTTGCGCTGGCAAGCAAAAAACCAGTGGTTCGGGTCTCCGGGATATGAAGAAATGACAGCCTTTGCGCTAGGGCTGCACCAAAAACTAGTGGCTACGGGCGTAGATCCCCGCTCTGAAGACTATTTCGCTCGTGTTGATGGGCGCTTAAAGCAGGTGTTCCCTGAGTTATTGGGCATTTCTGAGTCGGCTGACAGAAAGGCTGATCCAGTTAAGAAACCCGCAACTGTAGTGGCCTCTTCTTCTCGCTCTACTGGAGCAAAGAAAGTAGTCAAACTAACTACAACCCAACAAAGGTTGGCAGATAAATTTGGCTTATCCCACAAACAATATGCACAAGAAGTTCTTAAACTGGAGATTTAAAAATGGCTAATAAACGTACACCACGGGATTTAGAAACCCGCGAAAAAACCGAAACTCGTTATGTTTACAAACCACCGAGCTCGTTGCCTGATCCAACACCAGACCCGGATTACAAGTTTCACTGGGTAGCAACAGCGATTGCTGGACAACCGAACGACACTAACGTGTCTCAGAAGTTCCGTGACCACTGGGTGCCGTGTAAGGCAGTGGACCATCCTGAATTGCAGATTCAAGCAAATAAAGATGGAAATGTTGAAATTGGTGGCTTGCTTTTATGTAAGAAACCAAGAAAGATGGCTGAAGCTAGAGATGAATATTACGATCAAAAAGCTCGTAATCAAATGGAATCTGTGGACAACAGCTTTTTACGTAATAGTGATGCCCGCATGCCCCTGTTTAGTGATCGCAAAAGCACAACAACTAAAGGTAGTGGGTTTGGTAATGGTAGTAAATAACTTTAATTTTTAGGAGATATAAATGGCTTATCCAACCGTTTCAGCTCCCTACGGCTTAGTTCCAATTAACCGTGTAGATGGTATGCCGTATGCAGGCGCGATTCGTCAATTACCGATCGCATCCACATACAACACAGCTATTTATAACGGAGATATTGTTCGTATAGCCGCAGGTGGTAATATTCAAAAATCAACTGTAACTGTTGACTCTACTACAGCAGCCGCAAACAACACTTATGGTGTGTTTATGGGTGTTCAGTATGTAAACAGCCAAGGTCAACTTATCCAGTCCCAATACTATCCAGGTAATGCCGCTGCTACTGGCGCTGTTGCTTATGTAGTTGACGATCCTATGGCTGCTTTTAAAGTAGCTGTAACTTTCAGCGGTAATGCTACTGTAACTACAGTTAATCAAAGCATCGTTGGTACTAACATGTCTGTACGTCAAGGTACTGGCAGCACTACTACTGGTGACTCTGCTGTTTCTGTGTATGCAACTGATGCACAAGGTAATGCAGCAGCACTGCCAGTTCGTGTAGTTGAAGTAGTTCCAGCAACAGCTACTGGCGCAAATGCCTTCACTGAAGTAGTAGTGAAGTTAAACAACCCACAAATTCTCCGAACCACTGGTTTGGATTACGCAGCTTAAGGAGCTAAGTAAATGGCTATTTCACGCGCACAACTACTAAAAGAGTTGCTCCCGGGCTTAAACGCATTGTTTGGATTAGAGTACAAGCGTTACGGCGAAGAGCATAAAGAGATCTACGAAACAGAGAAATCTGAGCGTAGCTTCGAAGAAGAGACAAAGCTGTCCGGTTTCTCTGCTGCACCAGTCAAGAACGAGGGCTCAGCCATCGCTTACGACAATGCACAAGAGGCATTTACAGCTCGCTACAACCACGAAACAATCGCTTTGGGCTTCTCAGTAACTGAAGAAGCAATCGAAGATAACTTGTATGACTCATTGTCTGCTCGTTATACCAAAGCATTAGCTCGTGCAATGGCGTACACAAAGCAGGTTAAAGCTGCTGCGGTATTGAACAACGGTTTCACCAACTCTGCCCAATATTACGGCGGCGACGGCGTTCCACTTTTCTCTACAGCACACCCATTGGTATCTGGCGGTACTAACAGCAACACGCCTGCAACTCCTGCAGACTTGAATGAAACTTCGTTGGAAAACGCTGTTATTCAAATCGCTGCTTGGACTGACGAGCGTGGTCTGTTAATTGCTGCAATGCCACGTAAATTGGTTATCCCACCAGCACTGCAATTCGTTGCAACCCGCTTGTTGGAAACTAACTTGCGCGTAGGTACAAATGACAACGACATCAACGCATTGAAGAACAACGGTTCAATCCCAGAAGGTTACGCAATTAACCACTACTTGACCGACACAAATGCTTGGTTCTTGACAACTGACGTACCTAACGGCATGAAACACTTTGAGCGTATGCCTTTGGCTAACTCTATGGACGGCGACTTTGATACTGGTAACGTACGTTACAAGTCTCGTGAGCGTTATTCATTCGGCTGGTCTGATCCACTCGGAATGTTTGGTTCCCCAGGCGCTTAATAAGCACCTGTATGTAAAAACCCCGCTCACAAGGCGGGGTTTTTCTTTTCTGTGTAGTGGTGGATTCGGTGGCAGTTTGCACACAATACGATACATTTTTTAACTTCTTTCATTGCCGCAGCAAAGCAACCGTTGCTGACTAGTTTGCTGACTAGGTTTTCTTTTTTACTTGGGTTTGTGTGATGAAAATCTAAAGCTGCTGGATGGTTAAATCCGCATTGTGTACATTTAAGTGTACGTTTAAAAGTGTCCCACTTAGCTTTTCCCAGTGCCCTTTGTACTTTTACTGCAAGCAGCACCTTATCTTTATTTTCTAAATAGTGTTTGCGGCTTTTTTCTTTGTGGTACGCCTTGCGTACTTCGGGGTCTTTATACGGCATCGTTTAACTGATACGTCTTAATAGGCTCGCTACTATTCGCATCTACATTACACGCCCATTTAACTGCTTCTTCTGCTGTCAACCCCATTCGCATACAGACTTCTGCTGCCATTGCCCCAGAACCAATTGCCATAAACGTTCGTACACGTTCCCATTCTAGGTCGTCTCCACAGGCAAACAGCCCGTCTTTAGTAAGTTTAAGAAACGAGCTGTCAGATTTTAACTTTGGTTTAGTTTTGTTCTTTTTGCTTAGGTAGTCCAAAACCTTTTCGGCATCGCAGTAGTTACCTGCTACGCCCATCCAACCGCCGTCTATTGGAAACACCTTGTCTTCAAAGTATTTAATACCTGAGTCAGAGTCTGTAAACTGGCTGTCTGCAACCAGTATTTTTCTGTTCCAATCACCAATGATTGTCGTCATTTCTATGGTACCTGTCGTTTGGGTTTTTAAGCATTGATGCTAATAGTTCGTCTATGTTCTTAAACCACTGAATAACTTTCATGCCATCATGCTGCATGATTGTAAAACTCATGGGTTTTCTTGCCCAACAACTTTATATACTTGATTAACTATGTTTAGAACGTGTTTTATGTCTTCTGGGGTTAACTGACCCATTAATTGCAATATTTTTATTACAGCAACATCGTTGTTTAGCGGAACAGGTTTAACTAAGTTTTCAATCATTTTGTAGCCATTAAATAGAGCCCTACGTTTCCAAAAGCGTAGCCTGCATAGCAAATCGCCATGCCTATGTTTCCCTTATAGCCTTGCTCTGCGGCTATGTAGGTATAGATTACACCTGTAAGAATAATAAGCCAAGAACTCATAATTTCCTCTTTTTTACATTCTAACCAAAAAAGTATTACACATTGTTAAAAATGTAGTAAGATAACGGAAACTGGGTGAATGGCTTATCAAACTGCCCCAGCAGACGCATACACGATTGATAAGCTGAACTTTGTATGAAGGACAATTTATCATGGCATTATCTACTACCCAATCAGTATGGCGTTCTGGCGGTGGCGATCAAACTCGTACCGCAATCTGTGGCTCTATGAAAATGGCAGCCCCTTTCTATATCGCTAACTTAGCAGCAACTGCAAACGTAACTAACGTTTCTGGCGGTTCAGCTTTATTCCTACCAGCTGGCGCTGTTGTAACAGACGTTGTTATCTCTGCTGTTGGTACAGGTTCTGTTGACTTAGGGTTTACCCCACTAATCAACGTTGGTCCTGGTCAAACAACAACTTTGGGCACAAACGTTCCACAGGCTTTCTTAGCTAACGCTTCTACAGCTACACGCGTAACTGTTGATGTTGGTTCTACAGGCGGCGGCGCTTCTTTAGGCAACGTAGCTAACGCAACTAACTTAGTTGTTGTTACTTCTAAAGCCAACGGCGTATCTTCTGGTACTGTTACAGGTATTATTGAATACTACGTTTACGATAACGGCGCACAAAACGTCTAATTAATCAGGGGGTTACGGCCCCCGTTTAACCTTATTGGAGATTAATTATGACAATGCAATATGATGTAAAACAAGCGCACTTAAACGCTAGTGGTATTTTTGTGCCGTTTGGTACCCGTATTAAAGCTATCTCACTGACTGGCACGGCTTCTGCTGGCCAATTAACTATGTTTGATACGCTTACAGCCCCAGTAACAACGGCTTCTTATGGTCGCTCTGGAACTACTGTTACTATTAGCTCTACAGCGCACGGTTTGACAACTGGACAAGTTATTGGCATTGACTTTGCTGCAGGTACAGGCGGTACAGCTACTAATGGAAACTATGCAGTTACGGTTACAAACGCAAATACTTTTACTATAACTGATATTAATAGCGGAACTATTAGCGCCTCACCAACGCTTGTATATTCAACTGGTAAATGGTTGATGACATATGATGTAGCTGCTGGAGATTATTTCAATAATGCACCGTTAATTCCTGGCGAAGGTGTAAAAGCCAATGTTGGCGTGTATGGTTATATAACAAACTTAGCCGCAGCAAATATTTACTATGGCTAAGAAAAAAGGTCCTTCTCTAGCCGTTGGTCGTGGTGAAAAGCTGCCTGTATCTAAGGGTGCTGGGCTTACTGCCAAAGGTCGTGCTAAGTACAATGCTGCTACAGGCTCAAAACTAAAGGCTCCACAGCCCGAAGGTGGTGCCCGTAAGCGTTCTTTCTGCGCACGTATGTCTGGTATGCCCGGTCCGATGAAAGATGAAAATGGCAAGCCTACTAGAAAGGCAGCCTCTCTAAAGAGGTGGAAATGTTAGATATGATGGAGCTGTGGACGGGCGGGCTAACAATATTTGTAGCCTTAATCGGATATATGATGCACGAAAAATTCAATGATTTAAAACGCATTGATATTTTGTTAAATAAAACAAGAGAAGAGGTAGCTCGTGATAACGTTACTAAAGCAGAAGTTGATCGCATTATGGAACACATTGACGCAAGGTTTAACAAGCTTGAAAGCAAAATTGACCAACTTATTCAAAAGTGAGAAAAAATGAAACACGATGACATTAAACAAGATATGCCCATGATGAAAAAAGTGGCTAAGCAAGAAGTTAAAGCGCATGAGAAATCAATGCACAAAATGGCTAAGGGCGGTGTAACCCGTGCTGATGGCTGCGTTACTAAAGGTCACACTAAAGGCAAGATGATTGCTATGTGTGGCGGCGGAAAGATGTAATCGTGGCTGATAAGATCTGGGATACGGTTGCTCCAGTATGGCAAAAAGCTTTTGACGAAAAAGCAGCTAAAGAAGCCGCCGAAGAAAAAGCAGCCAAAGAAAGTCGCAAAGAGAGTGGTAAAGCGGCTGTTAAAGGCATGAAAGAAGGTCGTATGGATGCTATGGGCAACGCCTATAAAAAAGGCGGTAAAGTATCGTCCGCCTCAAGCCGTGCAGACGGCTGTTGTGTTAAAGGCAAGACTAAAGGAAAAATGATTGCTATGAAAAACGGCGGAGCCTGCTAGTATGAATAAAGAAGGTTTAAAATACGCAGGCGGTATGGGCGCCGGTTTAGCCACTGTGTTAGGTGCGGGTTATGCAGATTTACAACAATCTAAACGGGCGTTAGAAAAAGAGCGTGAAGATAAAAACGCTGACAAAATTGAAGAGATGAAACGTAAGCAAGAACCGTCTGGTGGCGGTAGCGGTGAAGCAACAGCCCGTCCAAAAGTAATGAAAAAAGGCGGTAAAGTATCATCTGCTTCTTCTCGTGCAGACGGCTGTTGTGTTAAAGGCAAGACTAAAGGAAGATTTGTATAATGAAAGCGTCTCGTGGAATGGGGGCAGTAATGCCAAGTAAGATGCCTAAAGGGGTTAAAAAAGCCCGTAGGGATAATACTGATTTCACGCAGTTTGCTAAAGGCGGTAAGGTAGGTAAAGGTGTTACTGTTACTAAAGGTGGCACTGCTTCTGCTATGGCAAAGAAGTTGCTACAAAGCCCCGGTTCGTTAACAGCCGCTGATATGTACAAAGATGGTGGCAAGGTTAATGCGGCTGGTAATTACACCAAACCAGAGATGCGCAAGCGTATCGTTTCCGCAGTTAAAGCAGCAGCAACACAAGGTACTGGCGCAGGTCAGTGGTCGGCTCGTAAAGCCCAATTAGTAGCTAAAAAATATAAGGCGGCTGGTGGTGGATATAAATGAGTGGATTGGCAAAGTCACAACGTTCTTTAAAAGCTTGGGGCGATCAAAAGTGGACAACCAAGTCGGGCAAGAAGTCGTCCGAGACGGGGGAGCGATACCTGCCAAAGAAAGCAATACAAGCGTTAAGCCCACAAGAGTACGCAGCAACAACACGGGCAAAACGAGCAGGAAAAGCACAGGGACAGCAGTTCGTGCCGCAGCCGCAAAAGGTAAAAGCAAAAGTAAAACCATATCGAAAGGTTAAGTAATGGCTACTAAAAATTGGATTCAAAAAGCTATTAAGAAACCCGGTGCTCTACACAAAGATTTAGGTGTGCCTGCTGGCAAAAAGATTCCGTCAGCAAAATTAGCTGCAGCTGCAAAGAAACCCGGCAAGGTGGGTAAGCGAGCTAGGCTGGCGGAAACCCTAAAAGGGTTTAAAAAATAATGGCTGTTAGCGGAATATCGGACTTTAACCTAGATCTCACAGAGATTATTGAAGAGGCGTTTGAGCGTTGTGGCTCAGAGTCTCGTACGGGTTATGACATAAAAACCGCACGCCGTTCGCTTAATTTGTTGTTTGCGGATTGGGCTAATCGTGGCGTTAACATGTGGACGTTTGAAGAGGGGCAGATACCGCTAATTCAAGGCGTGACTACCTATGCCCTACCTAACGACACAGTTGACCTCCTAGAGCACGTAATCCGTACAAACGCAAACGTACAGAACACACAGGCAGACTTAACAATTACACGTATTAGCGTTTCTACATACGCTACACTCCCCAACAAATTGCAGCAGGCTCGTCCTATTCAGGTCTGGATACAGCGTTTAGATAGCGCAGTATACGTAGTAGCCTCTACTGTAACGGCAACTGTTTCGGCTAATGCTACAACTATTTATCTTAGCAACGTCACGGCTCTTCCAGCGGCGGGCTTTATCCAGCTAGGTAGCGAAGTTATTAGTTATGGGGCTACTGCACAAACAAACCCTAATTCTCCAGCTGGTTCGCTGATTAACTGCGGTCGTGGTCAACAAAACACTTATGCGGCAACTCATGCTATTGGCGATGTGGTTACGAAACTACAACCCCCCTCGGTGACCGTATGGCCTACCCCTGATCAAGGAACAGCAGCTGAGCCGTACTACACGTTTGTGTACTGGAGATTACGTCGCATTAATAACGCTGGTGAAGGTGTAAACACGTTTGATGTGCCGTTCCGCTTCTTGCCTTGCTTAGTAGCTGGTTTGGCTTATTACATGGCACTAAAGATTCCGGGAGCTGATGCTCGCTTGCCAGTACTAAAACAACAGTACGATGAGGCTTGGAATAGCGCAGCTAACGAAGACCAAGATAAAGCCTCAGTTCGATTTGTGCCCCGTCGCATGTTCATTTAAGGACATGTTATGGCTAATAAGTTCTCTTCTGGCAAATTTGCGATTTCACAGTGCGATCGCTGTGGATTTAGGTTTAAGTTAAAGGTTTTAAAGTCAGAGATTATTAAAACCAAGAAGTATGATTTACTGGTTTGCCCTACTTGTTGGGACCCAGATCAGCCGCAGTTGCAGTTAGGTATGTACCCAGTTGATGATCCGCAAGCAGTACGCAACCCAAGACCGGATAATACATACTACCAAGCGGGATATACAGGTTTGCAACTAAACCAGAATGCAGGGGCTACTGTTCAAGGTAACGGTGATCCTACAGGCGGTAGTAGGGTGTTTCAGTGGGGGTGGGCCCCGGTTGGTGGTGCTAGTCAATTTGACAGCGTTTTAACACCAAATTACTTGATTGCAGTAGGACAAGTAGGTACAGTAACAGTATCTACAACATAGGAGAAAAGTATGACATTTAAATCAGGCGCAGACGGAATTACCAAACAAGGTAAAACCAAAGGCAAAAATCTAGGTGACTCAGGTCCAAACATTGGCTTGCAAAAAGGCGGTAAGAAAAGCTCGGGCGTAACTAATGAGTCATTAAAATCAATGGGTCGTAACATGGCTCGTGTGGCTAACCAAGGCACTATGAAAAAATCTGCCGGAAGAGGACGTTAATATGGCTATCGAAAACAAACCAGCAAGCGTATACGCTAAGAACGGCACTTCTGTTGCTAATGGCGAAAGCGCTGTTGTTGATAAAGGCAACAAGATGGATTCATTGCGGATTGCCGTTGGCAGTATTAGTAAAGGTAACGATCGTCCAACTAAAACAGATGGCATTAAGATTCGTGGAACTGGCGCTGCTACTAAGGGCGTTATGGCTAGAGGCCCAATGGCGTGAGTCTTAATTACCTGCAACTTTATCAAGCGATTCAGGATTACTCTGAAAATACAGAGTCGTCGTTTGTAACCAATATTCCCCGCTTTGTTCAAGAAGCTGAGGATAGGATTTACAATTCGGTTCAAATTCCATCGCTTCGTAAAAATGTAACAGGTACGCTAACAGCATCAAACCCTTATTTGTCAACGCCAAATGACTATCTTTCTACTTTTTCTTTGGCGGTAATAAGGGCAAATAATTCGTACGAATATCTTTTAAACAAAGATGTCAACTTTATTAGAGCAGCGTATCCTACCCCAACAAGCACAGGCGAACCCCGCTACTATGCGCTTTTTGGTAATCAGTACTCTGTTCCTAATGAGTTGTCGTTTATTGTTGGACCTACCCCTGATGCCAGCTATAACGTAGAGCTGCATTACTATTACTACCCTGTATCTATTGTTCAAGGCGTAATTGCTACTCTAGCCACCACCTCTCTAGTAGGCGGTATTAACTACACTAATGGGGTTTACCCTAATGTGGCTTTAACTGGCGGCACTGGAAACGGGGCGATTGCAAGTATTGTTGTTTCTGGCAATGCGGTTACAAGCGTTACCATCAAAAACGGTGGCAGCTTTTACGTTGCGGGAGATATTCTTAGCGCAGCGGCGTCAAGTTTAGGTACGGCGGGTACAGGTTCTGGCTTTACTATCCCTGTAGCATCTATTAATAACGCTAGCGGCACATCATGGTTAGGTGATAACTATGACCCAGTCTTGTTTTATGGTGCAATGCGGGAAGCAATGCTCTTTATGAAGGGCGAACAAGATTTAATAAAGTACTACGAAGAGAAGTACATGGAAGCGCTACAACAGCTCAATCGCCTTGGAACTGGTCTTGAGCGTGGTGATGCGTACCGTGACGGGCAAGCTAAGATTAAGGTTAATCCATAATGGCTATTCAGCAAGGGCTTTGCACTGTCTTTAAAAAGAACTGCTTGAGCGGTTTAGAGAACTTTGCTGTTGGTACACCCTATGTCTATAAGATAGCGTTGTACACGTCGTTTGCCACTATTGGACCGAATACCTTGGCTTATACGGCAGATAACGAAGTTTCAGGGACAGGCTACACCGCTACCGGCAAAACGTTAACTGTTATACCACCCGTATCGGACGACCAAACGCTAACAGCATATGTGTCTTTTGCTAATGTAACTTGGAATCCAGCATCCTTTACTGCTAGGGGTGCTTTAATTTACAATAGTACAACCGGTGCGGCAGTTGCAGTACTAGACTTTGGCAGCGATAAAGCAGCATCAAACAGTTTTACAGTAACTTTCCCAACGGCGAACGCAACAAACGCCATTATTCGTTTTAGTTAAGGAGTATTTATGAGCAATGAAAAAACAAAATTTGGTGATAGTTGCGACGCAACCGTTACTCGTGGCGCTGGTCAAACCGAGATTCTTGGTTTAGAAGGCATTTATACAGCTGATTGCTATGACGCTCAAGGCAACTTGAAGTGGTCTGATACTTTCAAAAACCTGACAACTAACGTTGGTCGTGCAAACTTGATGAACTCATACTTTGCTAACACTGGCGGTGGTGCTATTGTTATGGGCTTAAAAGGTACAGGTACAGCGGCTTACGCAGACACACAAGCAAGTCACGCTACATGGTTAGAAGTCGGTGCTGCTAATGCTCCTACATATTCTGGTACACGTAAGACTCCAGCGTTTAGTGCAGCTACAACAGCTAACCCATCAGTTTTATCAACAAGCGCTGCGGTTACGTTTAGCATGACTAGTTCTGGTACTGTTGCCGGTGCGTTTATTAACGTTGGTGGTACATCTGCAATTGATAACACTACAGGCGTTTTATTTAGTGCTGGCGACTTTACTGCTGGTTCAAAGACAGTTGCTTCTGGTGACACAATTAACGTTAGCTATACCTTATCAGCAGCTGGCTAATAGGAGCCTAATATGGCATTAATACTAGCGGATCGCGTCCAACAGAACGGGACGGCAAATACCACAGTTAGCTTTACTTTAACGAGTACGGCTACTGGGTATCAGTCGTTTGCGGCTGTTGGAAACGGGAACACAACTTACTATAGCGCTTTTGATGCCACTGGTAATTGGGAAGTAGGTATTGGTACCTATTCAACAACAGGCCCTACGTTAACTCGCACAACCATTTTATCTTCTAGTAACTCTGGAAGCGCAGTTACTTTCTCTGGTGCAGTAACAGTATTTATTACATATCCATCAGGAAAGTCTATTAATTTAGACGCTGCTGGTAATGTTAATGCTCTTGGTACAGTTACTTCCGCTACGTTAACTAATGCTACTGGACTACCGCTTACTACTGGTGTTACAGGTACGCTGCCTGTTGCTAATGGCGGTACAGGATTAACAACGGTTACTACTGGGTATGTTCCTTACGGCAACGGCACTTCAGCTCTTAGCACTTCTTCTGCACTGGCTTATAACGGAGCAAATTTAACATCGCCAGCGTATGTAGCTACACAGTCTATTAGTCCAAGCGCTTCTTCTGGGGCGTATGCTATTGGGTCTTTACTTTATTCCGACACAAACATAGCTGCTTCTTACGCAACAAATGCAAATAGTTACACTCAAGTAATTATAGAAAACAAAAACTCGGGTACAGCAGCTTCAGCCGACTTTATTGTAAGTAATAACCTAGGTACAGCAACAACGTACTATGGTGACTATGGAATGAACAGTTCCAATTTTACTGGTACAAGTAATTTAAATGCGCCAAACACTGTTTATCTGTACTCCGTTAATACAAAACTAGCTATTGGTACAACATCGTCAAACCCAATTCATATTGTAACTAATAGCAATGCAACTGACGCTATGACAATTGACCCAACTAATGCTATTGCGTTTAATGGCTCTTATGGTTCGTCTGGGCAAGTTTTAACATCGGCTGGCTCAAGTGCTCCTCCAACTTGGTCTACCCCAAGCGGTACTACTAAAGCGGCAGCAATAGCTTACGCAATGACACTCGGCTTTTAGGAAAATTAAAAATGGCAAATCCAAATATTGCAGCACTAACTACTATATATGGCAACACTGCTTATGTAGCACCATCTACAACTAGCGCAACAACTACTTGGACATATAACGGTTCAACGGCACTGACTGGTTTAACCCCAGCTGCGGGTACTGTTAATAAAATTACTGGGTTAGTTGTGTCAAACACAACCGCTTCTGCGGCTTACGCTACAGTTGGTGTAGGTAATAACGCTACGTTTGGTTCTGCAACATTGGTTGGGTACTTAGCCTATCAGATCTCTGTCCCTGCTAACGCAACATTAATTATTACCGATAAGACTACAGACGTTTACATTACTGAAAACCAATCGGTTGGTGTTACATCCGGTACGGCAAGCGCTTTAACATTTACCGCTACATTTGAAGCAATAACTTAAGGACACACAATGTCCCAGCGTTACCTTGGCGGTTTTATATCGGCTTCATATAATGCCCTAAATGCAACCTTTCCGCCTATTTTGGTGGACTACTTAGTAGTTGCTGGTGGTGGTGGTGGACCTTCTGCTTATGGCGGTGGCGGCGGTGCGGGAGGATTGCTTTCTGGGTCTATAACAAATCCATCTGGTGTGTATACGATTACAGTCGGTGGTGGGGGTACGGGTGGAGCTGTAGGGCAACAAAGCATTGGAACTTCAGGAGAAAACTCGGTTCTGTCTGGAACAGGATTAACTACTGTTACTGCTGTTGGTGGTGGTTTTGGTGGTACTGGCGGTCAAAGTGGTGGTACTGGAACTGGCGCTGGCGGTAATGGTGGCTCAGGCGGTGGAGCAACAGTTTACAACAATACTGTTGGTACAGGAACTTCTGGGCAAGGAAACAATGGCGGTACTGGTGCTACTAGCGGTTCTTATGGCGGTGGCGGTGGTGGTGGAGCTGGAGGTACAGGTGCAAATGCAACAATAGTTAATAGTGGTAATGGTGGCGTAGGCGTTCAATCATCTATAACAGGAACTGCAACCTATTATGCTGGCGGTGGTGGTGGTGGTGTTTATTATGGTGGTGGGCCATACACAACTGGAACTGGCGGTCTAGGTGGTGGTGGTAATTCAGGTGCATATAACGTACCAACTGGGTCTGCTGGTAGTGCAGGGACTGCAAATACAGGTGGCGGTGGCGGTGCGGCAATGAGAGGAACCGACTATGCAGAATATTACAAAGCTGGTGGTAATGGTGGTTCTGGTGTAGTTATAATCTCATCCACTATAGCAGCAACATCCACAACAGGCTCTCCAGTCGTAACAACATCAGGCGGTAGAACAATCTACCAATTTAACTCTTCTGGATCTATTACTTTCTAATTATGGCTGTCTCAGGATCATTCACACTACAACAACAGATGCAAGCTAAGGCTGCAGGAACTTGGCCCTCTGCAAGCCCATATATGAATGCGTCTGCAACTGGTGCAACTGTAACTACTAGCGGTGATTACTATATTGCAGTATTTACTGGTTCTGGTTCTTTTACTGTTAATGAAGTTGGTAACGATACAACTTACGGCTCTAAAGTTGAATATTTAGTTGTTGCTGGTGGTGGTTCTGGTTCTGGATCAACTAGCGCCCCAGGTGGTGGTGGAGCTGGAGGAATGAAAACCGCTACTGGATTAACGGTTACAGCTACTGCATACACAGTTACAGTTGGCGCAGGGGGTGCATCAGTTACAAACGTAATTGGACTTTCTGGAAACGACTCATCAATTGGTTCGTTAGTTTCTTGTACTGGTGGCGGTTATGGCGCAAGGGCAAGTTCTACTGGTGGCGATGGTGGGTCTGGTGGTGGTGGTGGCTCTAATACAAATGGTGGAACAGGAATTTCTGGTCAAGGAAAAAATGGGGGACGAGGAATAAGCTATAAGGATTCTGCTGGTGGAGGTGGCGGTGGAGCTGGTACTGCTGGTACGCAAGCATACAATAGCGGATATGTTGGTGGTGATGGAGGAAACGGATTAGCATCTTCAATTACTGGAACATCCGTTTATTATGCGGGTGGTGGTGGTGGATCTGGCTATACTGGTACGGGTGCTGGAGGACTAGGTGGTGGTGGAAACGGAAACGCATTTTCCCCAACTAGCGGAGCAGCGAATAAAGGTGCTGGTGGCGGTGGAACAAAATCTTCTAGTACCGCTAGTGGTGCTGGTGGTTCAGGTATTGTTGTAATTAAATGGAAGTTTCAATAATGGCTTATTTTGCAGAATTGGACTTAAACAATATTGTTATACGGGTTTTGTCCGTAGATAATGCTATGCTAAAGAACGAGCAGGGTAACGAACAAGAGCAACTTGGTATTGACTTCTTAAAATCTTTGTTTGGCGCTAATACCGTTTGGAAACAGACAAGCTATAACGGGAACCTAAGAAAAAACTATGCTGGCATAGGACATACATATGATCACAACCGTGATGCTTTTGTAGCGCCAAAACCAGATGGCGATGGTTGGATTTTTGAAGAAGATAAGTGCATTTGGCGTAATCCCGCACAAGAAGCCACAAAGATTGGAGTAACTCGTGTCTAACCCAACAACAGATTTAAAAATTGTAGATAACGTATTTGTTAAGCTACATTACTTTATGGCATCTGGTGATACACACGAAGGTCATTCTCATGCTTTTGACCACATTACTTTATTGGCTTATGGTTCTGTTAAAATGGTGCACGATAAAGGTGAGGCAGAATACAAAGCTCCACATCTTATTGTTACCCCAAAAGGGGTTACGCATCAATTTACGGCTTTAGAACCCAATACAGTGTTTTGCTGTATTCATGCAATTCGTGATGGTGATGGTGTAGATGACGTGGCTTCTCAGGATATTACCCCAGAGCAAGCTTTTGATTTAATGACTAAATACTCTCTTACGGCAACTTAAATGAGCGAACGTTGGCCTGGCGGC